GTTGGCTGACGGCAACGACTTGCGGATCTCTAAAAACTTCTCAAGCGTATGCGTTTTGAGTTTCGCTACTTCTACTGGGGTGAGGTATTTAGCTCGTGAGCCAAGGCCCTCCAAGATCTTCGACAGAATCTTGGCTTCAGCATCTTCCACCGACATCAAGGTGGCACCAACTGCGGCAGTGCCTAATCCATATTTAGCCACGGTTTCTACAAGCGCGTCGTCAAAGACCACAAAGTTGCGCTCTCCTGAACTCCGACCCCTATATGTGATGCCAGGGATACCGGCGTCGTTTAATGCTTTTGACGCAAGTGCTGGCGCTTCTGAAACGGGGGTATCACGAGCTATTAAGGAGTAGTACGCTTCTCCGCCCCTCATATTGGGATCGAGGTTAAATTCGCCCAATGCAGCACGGACACTCTCTGATTGCTCGCCCATCGGCTTATCCCAATCGAGCATGTTCGTTTCGTCGGGGATTTTGACTTCGTAGATGCGGCCTGCTGGCTGAAAGCGAGGAGCTATTTCCTCTCTTGCCCAGCGCTCTGTTGCTACATCATCAATGCGGGTTAACGCATCATCTATACCGACAAACCCAACATCTTCCAAAAACGCAGCTTTTTGGTAGAGTGCATCCGCTTCCGGCCCTACGGGCGTAGCGTTAGCCAAGTCGTAAACTTCGTAATAAACGTCTAAAAGATCCCGATCACCAATACGACCGTCCCTCTTCGTCAGCTCATCTCGATAGAATTTGGCAATGTCCTCTTCGCTCGTGAAATACATCCCATGCCCATAGGCTTGAGCACCCTCCCCCGTGCCTACTCTAGCCGCAGAGAATTCGTCAAAGTCATGCGGTGAGCCATGAAACGCTTGGCGCGTCTTCGCCTTCTCTTGGGCCTTCCTGCGGAGGGCGTTAAATAGCCTTGCCACCCAACAGCTCCAGTACGCCACTCTCGGTGGCATCGTTATCCATATCGAGTTCTCGTGCCTCTTCCAACGTCTTCAAAGTCTTCGCATCGGTCAGCTTCTTCTCAGCGTCCATCGATTCGATCTTCTTCTGCATCTCCTGCAATTTAAGCTGCAATTCCTGTTGCGATTGCTGCAACTTCGCCTGCACTTCCATCGCATCGGTCTGAGCCTTCGTCTGAGCCGCCTGGGCCTTCGTCTGAGCCTCTTGCGCTCTGATCTGTAGATCCTGCTGCGCTACCTGGAGCATCGGATCTGGAGCCGGTGGGGCTGGTGGTGGGGGTGGTGAGAAAAACTGTTCCGGTGCGCCCACGCCCATCGATTCGATCAAACGCCCCAGCGTGGTCATGATCTGCTCTGGATTGGTCACGCCTAATGGCAAGCTCTGCTGCTGAAGCTGCAAAGTCTGCATAAGCGCCGCAACCTCTTGCGCTTTGTTGTTATGACCCAAGCCGACGTGAACAGAGACGTTGGTACGCTCCTGCCAGTGGGCTGAGTTGAATTCCACCCAATCACCCCGAATACGAATGGTCTTAGCCTGATCGATGTAAGTGCGTAATATGTGGTGCATCTTCCGCATGAGATGACGCATACCCGTTTCAGCAAAGATACGGACGATCATCTCGATACGTTGGGAGGCTTGATCTAAAGCCGCCGTGTAAGCGCCCATCGTGCTGCCCTGGAGGACTTCGGGATCAAGGGACAGTTGTGGCGTGATGCCTGTGCGAACGCCTTGCATGTCAGCAAGCTGCGCGATCACCGGCAAGATCTCAGTCACAATAGGCTGCACTTGCTCCTCACGGATCGCGTTGGGATCTCGTGAAGGGATGAACTCAGAAGCGTTATCGAGCAATACGTCCAGGGTGCCTGCTTCATCTGAAATGAAAGCGTCACCCACGTACTTGCGTCGGACGTTCTGCTTATAGACGTTATCCAAGAGCTGTCTAAACAGCGTGGAACGTATCTCCTGTAAATCCTTGGTCAGATCAATAAGAGATAAGCCTGGATGTTGGTGCGGCAACATGATGGTCGCCAATGCCACAAAGGGCTGATAGTCGGTCTCTTCATCGGAGAAGATCTGGTCTCCGATCATTACAATGCGTCGGTGCTCGGCTACCTCATCCCCATCCTCATCGATGAGCAGATAGCAATCATGCAGCCAGTAACGCTGCAGCGCTGGATCATCATCTTCCGATGACCAATCCTGCGCCTCTGAATAGAGCAGATTCGAGCGCTCGGCGTCAGCAAGGTAATCGCCCATGCTACCGACTTGATCGAGCATATCGGCGTCGTAGCCCTCTTCAATCAGCTCGGTACGGGTCTTCAGAAGGCGTTGAGCAACGAACGCTGCGTCATCAAGGTTGATGCTCGTGCAGTTGTTGTCCACCAGCATTTCGTCTGGGGGAACGGGGAGGAGTTCTGGTTGCTTCACATACTCCGTGATGCGTACTTTGATGGTGTAGCTTTCTTCGTAACCACCGCCCATTGGGGGTTGCCCCGGTGCCTGTCCAGGGATTTGTCCAGGGATTGGCCCTGGTGGGATTTGTCCAGGGACTTGTCCAGGGGTTGGCCCTGGAGCTTGTTGAACATCATATGATGCTTCTTCAACCTCTTGCTCTAGTACCTCCACCTCTCCCCGCTCATGCAGAGAGGCCATCGTTTTCTGCAAACCAAAGGCGGTTAGGTGCTCGTACTCCTCGACAGTGGTCTTTACCCGCTCAATACAAACGAGCTTGACGTATCCATTGGGATACATCAGGGCATCTTTGAACCAGTCATAAAGAGCCAGGAAGGCATTGCCCTCTTTGACCAAGTAATGGTTGGCTATATCAGTTTGCTGCTCGGCCTCTTGTACATCTTCAGGCCCAACAGGCTCAAATTCGACCACTCGGTCACTCGCGGTGAATACCCGCATGATCGAAGGTAAGGCCCACTCGACGGCCTCAAGCGATTCCCTGGTAACGACGCTCGAATAACCATCCCGCTCATTACCGTAAGGCTTACCGACGTATCGGTTGTAGTTCTCCTGGCGCACGTCCGACAGCTCGCTAGAGCCACCTTCATTCAGCGCACGATCAATCTTCCCAGATAGTAAAGAGACGATCTCGCGTTCTGTCATCATACTCGCCAATCCACCTGTGATTGCCATCGACTGCCGACAGCAGATCGTCTGCGGTCAGATAAGCCGTCGTCCTGTGTTAATTGTGCCCAGCCAGTTTGTGCATGGCCCTGGGCAAACATCCTAAAAGCGTCTGCACCATTGGATGCCCAGTTATGAACCGGCGTCCCACGGTGCGTATGGGCCTTCTCATCCCATGTGTACTGATAAGCGGAAAGCGCTTCCAGCCCCTCATCGCATTTCGTTTCATCAAACCAGCAACTGGCAAACATGCGCCTTGTCATCTCGATGCCTTCATTCACGCTGCTGATCCTCGGGACTACCACGATAGGTTTGACCCCAGCCTCTTCCAGTTGCCTGCGGCGTGAGTTCGTCATGCCTAGCAGCTCGTGCTCCACGTCATGGGGCAAGTAATGACGGCCCCATAAATAGTCTCGGTCTTTCAGTTGCCGCACGTACCAATCGAGATCGACTAGACGATTTTCCACGTAGTCGATGAATCGATACTCCGGGCCGACCCGCTGCCAAAACCAAATGGCGGTGTGATCGTTCTTACCGAGATCCCATGCGGTATGTACTTCGCATGATGGCTGAATGGGTATGCGACAGATTCGTCCCTGTTCACGGGCCTGTTTAATTTGTTTTCCGTATATCGCCCCGTCAGAGAACGTCTTGCATTCCCCCTCCCATATGTGGAGATACGCATCTTCATCCTGAAACCGCGCTCTCTCCATTTCCGCTCTAAGCTCATCCGTGAACCAGGGGTTATCACGGTGTCCCACTTTCCTCACAAACGCATCGTCGGGAGGGTTCAAACACCAACGCTGGTATGTGGGATCTGTTTTGAGATGTGGATTAAACGAAACCCAGATCTCTGAATCCCTCGTCCTGATCGTCGGCAGTAGGATCTCCCAGCTATGCTCAGAGAGTCTGTCTGCCTCTTCTATCCAAACTATGTTCACACCCTCAAGGGATTTGATCCTCGATGGGTTGTGCCTCAATCCCTCGAAAAGAAACTCACTACCACTTTTCGAGCGGATCGAATTGTGCAGAACGTCAAACAAATGACCCATGCCCAATCGTTCAATGAGATCGCTCAGTAGTCGGTGAACACTCTCACTGATGCTGTTCTGTAATTCCCTTGCACACAAGATGCGTAGCGGTTGAGGGGATTCATGGTGCGGGTAGAGCACTCTCGAATCTGCGGCCATGAGAACCAGGGCTTGTGCAAACGCCCAGCTCTTGCCGCCCCCTCTCCCTCCGTAAAAGACTTTGTATCTGTGTCGCTTGTAAAGTTCTTTGAATGCCTCGGGTGTCGAGGTATCAATCTCCATCGAGTGGAGGTTCCACTAATCGGATGTTGATGTCCGAGATAATATCTATTGGATTATTCGGATCACCTGTCAGTTCAATGCTCTTAATGTCAGGCAATGTTTTCTTTAACAGCACCTCGATAGCACGTATCTGTGATTGACCCAATTCAAGTTCGCCAAGTGCATGTTCTTGAAGGCGTTTTACTAACTGTGTGGTCTGGATGTGATTCTTCGTCATCTCAGACTGTCTGGTGTTCAATCGTGCAGCCATCTCTACCGCTCTAACTGGAACTGAATGAGGCGTTCAACACTACTCTCTACTCTAGTGAGCTGTTCTTTCATCGCAGAGATTTTTTCATTAGTAGCCGTGGTATTGATCTCAAGCTGGCGTACATCGACAGCGTGGTCGGCACTAGCCTCATGGATAACCATTGCCCTATCAGTTACATCGGCGGCAGCTTCTTCGGCCAGAGTATTAGCAGCCCAGGGCACCCCGGCGATTAACCAAGCGGCAATGACAACTCCGGCGACTCCCACCATAAACTTCTTTTGTGAGATGACCTCCACATTCCTACCCTAATCACCCCATAAAAAAGGCCCGTTGCTGGGCCTGTCGGTGTTTCACTGGAGCGCACAAAGCGCAAACTATCAGAATCTTCTCAAATCCATTCGGACAACGCAACTCAGCAACTTAACATACACCCCCGTATTCCCGGCACGGTGATAGCGTCCTCTATCGATGCCGAATGCCTTTACCCCCTTCAATACATACAAATTATATTTGCATATAGTGGTCAGATAGGTAAAATGCATGTGGGAGTTCGATAAATTACAGAGGAAAGATTGATGAAACCAGCTTACGAAGATTTCCAGTTTGATACGGCCCAGACCGATGACGTTGAAGTCGAGGAATGGGACGGGGTATCTGACGATTGCGGATACAACCTCGACGATCAAGTGGAGGTAGTGTGATGAGTGATACAAACGTATATCCCGATAAGTCTTTTACCGTTGCTGGCCCTGGGGCTGCCAACATTCTATCCAAACTGCGATTTTACTTAGAGCAGGAGGAAGCGTAATGAACACCTTCCCAATCACGATCCAACGGATCGAAAAAATCCTCGGCAAGCGACGCTTGGAGTTGGTCCTTGAGATCGCTCAAGACAGCGAATGCACCGAGGTCATTTTGAAATTCCCCTATGCGAATACGCATTGGCAGGAAACGGCCCACGTCATTTCACACGATCACTTCGCATCTTGGGACGACGGCGGCGGTTTGACGGTCACCGACTACCGAGACGAACTGATCGAATGGTTCGACAACGTTGCTGAAGATCCGGGCAACCGGAACTACTCACCGGAGGTAGCGTATCGGCAACGGTTAGCCAAGGTCATAAGGGAGGGGGTATGAGCGATTGGCGGGCCGATATCACACTGGAGCCTGGGTCTCTCTGGAATGACGCCACTCCTGTTTCCAAACGAAACATCGATGTCCCAGAGTGGATCGATCAGGAGATTGCCTCTTACGATGTCGCAGCCATCCTCCAGGGTGGTTGTGCGTCGGGGGCGTATATGCCTGCGGTCACCTATTACGATGCCGCCAGGATGATGCACCGCCAGGGCGATGAGGTCTTGGAGTACATAGAGGACGCTATGGGGGAGCTTCCCCAGGTGCCATCCGATACCTCATGGAAAGGCATGGCAGTTTTCTATCTCTCCTACGCCGTCGAACTATGGGCGTCGAGCATTGAAGAGGAGCTACTTTCTCAGCTTAAAGTTGAGCGCTAATAGCTCCACGACTTTGTAAAGGCGCTCCAGCCACACGTCATCCTTTGGACTCTTCGTAGCTGCGGCGATTATCGAAGCCGCTGAAATAATCACGCAGCATGTCATCAATGTATTGGTGATGATTTCCAATCGATTTCTCCTAGTTCCATTTCTTCTACATCGGGCAGTATCCCTTCTTCCATCATTCGGCCAATAACGGCCTGAGCACCCGACATGAACGTCATCCGTAGCAACGAAGACAAGGACGATGCCCCATCCTCAGTTCCCGTGAACAGATCGATACTAGCTTTGAGAAATTCGCCGTTCGAAATCATCCACTCGTCGCCGAGTTCGACCACCACCGCTGAGAATGCCACAGTTATACCGGGATTGCTGTTCGTCATCCCAGCACCTCCACTGCACCCTCAACCCATAGCCGTGCAGACTTCAAGAACTCGTACAACGAAGTGCGGGAGCGGTTTGGCAATAGGGTGCGGATGCGCCTCATGCGGTCGGCCTTGGAGCCACTGGCCCCTGGGTACGCCCCGTAGTATTCCTCAAGCGCTCTGATCCTCGTGGAGTTGCTATGCTTTAGCTGGTTTGCAGCCGTCGCAATTCTCTCAGCCATATCCCAATCCTCCGTGTCTGGATTCGCAAAGTCTGCACTCGCCTGCGTTCGCGGCGGGGTGTAGTAGGGCACCTGTTTCGGATAGCCCAGACAGCCTCTCGATAATTCACGGCTCATCATGCCCCACAGATTCCAGTGCAGCTCGTCGATCTGCTGCCTGTCTCGCATCGCTCGGCGTGTCATACGTGCCGACCATCTCTGCCATCTTGTACGAGGTCGTCTTGCCCTTCCAGACGGTGTACCTCCATCCCTCCCCCCTTTGGGTCGCCACTATCGACCATTTGTCGCTCGTCCATCTCGCTTGCGACCCCTTCTGCCACTCTTTGTGCCATTTCATGCCGTGCATCCTCGATTAGCATATCCAGATAATGTCGGGCCTTATGGAGATCGCCGTACCGCTTGATTGCATCCCCCTTCTGCCGCACGAGATATTTGATGATGTTGCCGGTCCTAAAACAGAGGCCATTGGCAACGATGAATTCCACTGGCTGGATCTTCATCGAGACGTAGTGGTCTCCGTCGATC